TCGCCTAATGCCCTAGCAATGGTCACATGATTGAATCTGTTAACCACGCTATCGGATATTCCCATGATATTATCATCACCATAAGTCATAAGATGAACCAAACTTTGAAATTTTTCAATAGGCACATTCGGACAACATTTTGAAAATGCGTATCGAATGTACAAAGAGTTCACTAGACTGTTGACAATAACAGTTAAGGGATGTCCTGATGGATTGGTACCGTGAAATTGTATCAAATCACCAAAGAAATTTACACTTGGAAAAGCTGTATCCAGTGCAATACAGTCAATGATCTGCAATTCACTCTCCGAGTAGTTACCACTTGCCTCACACACATTTCTAATAACATCAAATGCTGCTAGAATAAAGTGTGGTGGCATTCTCTTGTCAAATTTTGAATAATCACCTGCTACAATATTACCCTCACCAAAGGCGATAAGATAATCGTATAGTTGTTGCCACTCAAAACTGGTGACTACGGTTCCAGGTGCTGCTTCAAAAATGAATCGATTTGACTGTAAAACTCGAACAAAAGGGAGAAGAAATTTTCGCACTATGAGCGCAAAATCCAACGGTGCTCCACAGAACACACGCGTCTTTTTCTTTTCGGCTTTCTCGCGAGATACAGGCTCATCTTTGAAATGGGCAGTAAAAACTGGGCAAGAGACACTACCACGCTCATACATACTCATTATAGTAGAGACTCTTCGCTTAACATCATCGATGAAATCAATTGGGTCCTGATACAATTCAGTAGGTGGTAGCTTCACAGCCAATCGGGTTTTTGGTGTAGACCAAGGAAATCCAGCTGATGTCTGACGCTTAACTTTATCCAAGTAAGAAATACCTGGATATCCATTAATAGTAGTCATATCATCAAGCACATGCAAATGATTCATATACTTCACATCCATTCTAGATAGAATATCAGTTGTAAATGAGTCGACACATGTACGCAATAACTGGCAGTCCACTTTGTCATTGGTGTTAACCATAATAGCAAGACTGGCTCGCTTCGGTTCCCATCCACGCATATAAGGTGGCACTGTGCAATCAATAATAGGCAACGGATCATCTTTCGTTAATTCTTGAATGAAACGCGAGATGTGCGTGAAACCTACACGCGATTTAGGGGTCGGCTGTGAACGCACAAACGAACCGTACACAGTAGCATTTCCATCTTCTATGTAGCGAACTGTCGCTTTATGGTGCAATGGACCTAGTATTGGAGTACCAAATTCACTGTAACCAAAGAAGGGAAATCCACCTTGGATTAAAACACGATTTGAAAAGTGTTTCTTTAAAAAGTGCAACAACAAACTTTGTTTA